TCTTGCACTGCCATACCCTGTAGTGCTTGGTCGTTCTGAGTTGCAATGGTGTTCGGGTCGGGCATGAGTTGACGCTGTAACTCGTTAGCAGCTGCTTGTTTCTCACTTAATACTTTTTCAGCAGCTATGGCATCCAGTGTAGACCCTGCTATTTTAGCTCGCTGCATCGCTTGTTCTGGGTTTGCCCTAAACATTTTCATTTTGTCGTCTACGCTAGACAATAAAGAGTTTATACCCATGCTCATGATATCACCTTTTCAACAAAATCTGCAGCATTTGATGATGGGTTAGGCTTGTCACCCGTTCCAAAAATACTCGCTAGCAGTGCCATAACATCACCTGAATCAGCTCTTAACTGCTCCAAAAATGTAGGTTGTGCATATGTTATAGATTGTGTAGCTAATGGTAACCCTTGTAGTAACGACTGCATATACTGCACTTGTTTGTATGGGAAATCACGTTCTTCTATGAACTGCTCTCTATCTGCTAATATACCTTCAGATTCTATACCTCTCTGTATCGCACCTGCGTCTAGCTGATCTCCTAAAGCTGCAAGTCCATACTTATTTATATCCTGCTGTACTCCTCGCTCCCTATCTTGTTCAATATTAAATTGTTTCATGGCTTGGCTAAATGCGTCTGAATACCCTTTTCCTGTAATCGCTGCTAGGTTTTGTTGTAGGTTTCTATCTCTTTCAGCGTCTATTATAGCCTGCCTACCACCACCAAACGCTCCTGCTTGAGTAAGCTTCGAGCGGTCAGCAAGTGCAGATATGTTAGACTGTCTTCTGGCTTCTGCTAGTTGAGGTGCTAAAGCAGCTTCTAAGAAAGGATTCATATACTGTGTAGCTATGCCACCTGTAAATGTCTGAGGAGTAAATGCACCCATCTGTTCTGTGGGTATATTAAGACCTGCTAACCCTTCAAAACCTTTTTCTTGGAGATCAGAAGTTCCAGCGGTAAGAGGACCTGTATAGGCTTGGTAAGGTTCGCTAGCAATACCTGCACCTCTGCCTAACATTTCTGTTACGTATGGACCTACATACGAGGATAATGAAGATTCTTTTGCTAGGGGTTGCGAGGTCAACCCACCTACGTTAGCTGTTGCTGGATCTGTTGCCATTATACCCTCCTATGTCGGTAAGAAGTCTTCAGGGTCAATCTCAGGGGCTTGCTTTTTTGTACCCGTCCTTGCCATTCTAACTTCATCCATCATCTCCTCTAAAACTTTTGCTCCTGCATCAGAGTTACCGTTGCCTAGATGACTAACTACATCTGCAGGTATTACAAACTCGCCATCACTTAACATGGCAGGTTGCTCATTGTCTATCATAGCAGGAACTTCGTCAGCCATGCCATCCGTGTCCCCATCTAGATACCTTGGTTTCTTTTTTGCTGCGGCTATACCACCCTCTGCCATAAACATTGTTGTTCTATCTTGGGCAGGATTAGCCAAATTTACAGACTGTAACCCCTTTGCCTCAGTTGCTGCCGCTGCCATAGCTGCCTCTTTATCTTCTTCAGGCACAAACTGCATATCTGAAAAGTATCTTTGCCCTCCACTTCCAGGTCTTCGTGTGGGGTCAAACGTGCCAGGGACTCGTGATCTAACGGCTCTATATCTAGGTATCTCTCCCTGATAACCTGTTACAGGTTGATTGCTAGGAAACAAACCAAACGCACTCCCTGCTAGCCCTGCTAATCCTGCCACTTTATTAAAATCAAACTCAGATTCACCAGTTTTTGGGTTTTTTGTATATAATAAGCCACTTAATATGCCTCCAGTATCAGGATTTATACCTGCCTCTCTTTCATAGTTGCTACTCATATACGAAGAACCCGTGGATGCAGGTTTAAATGCGCCTGTTATCTTCTCAAACCATGTAGACATTATGCTACGCCTCTTAATATGTTTAATATTTCTTCTGTTGTTCGCTCATACGGAGTGGTTCTGGTCATTCTAGCATCATTATCAAAATTATCAAATACATCTCTTTCAGTAGTAAAGTTTTTATACGGGCTAGTAAACAACTTTTCTTGCTCTGGATTAGCAAAAATACTATCAAAATCGTACGTATAGTCTATTTCTGCTACTTCTGGTGGATCTAACGTGACTTGTCTTGCACCTGCAAGTTGTGCAATTCCTTGTTCAGGGGCTACAGGAATGTCAGAAGAAGGTGTTGTTGTGGTGGTAGTGGTGGTAGTAGTTGGTGTAACAGTCGTAGTGAGGTCAACAGTGGGGTCGGTAGCCGTTTCAAGAGAAGCTACAACATCGGTGACCACATCTACGTCTGAGTCGGTAACAAAATTTGTAGGTTTATTTAGTATCTCAGCCACTACTTCTGCGGATATATCTGTTTCTGGCTCGGCATCTACTTGACCTGTATCCAACACGTCGGCAGTCGCTGTAGGAGTTGTGGGTTTTTTGTCTATATTATCGGCAACTTCTGCTACATCTACAGTATCCACCGCACCTGTGTTGCCTCCAAATATATGACTGTCTATCTTTTTACCACCAGACTTATGTTGAGATAATATTGTGTCTCCCCAAGATGGATTAGCCACATCAGGGTTCCAATAATGTGTAGCTCCTTCTGTGGGGTCTTCAACCTTACCTTTCAGTATGTCATTTACAAGCTTTTCAGCTCTTTTATATTCAGGACTACTTTTACTCTTTTGGTGTAACGTGTTACCACCTTGATCTAAGGGGTTGTATGTAGAAAACTGTTTGTCAGCATACACGACATCTTGTAAAGACTTACCAAAACCTCCATCTTTATATCTGTTTAGTATAGTGTGTGCTACTGCTGCCTGCCCTGCATCAGACTCACCCGCAGCCTCGCCTATTATGGTGCGTATCCAAGCCTCTTTATCTGCAGCTGTTATATCTTTGCTCACAGGGTCAGTTTGCACAACTTCAGAAACATCAGAAGCCACATCTATACCAGCCCCTATTGTGCCTCCTTGCCCTCCTGATACAAAACCCATAAGGGCTTGTGCGCCCACACCGTCCATAGGAGCTGTGCCTAAGTACTTAGTAGCCTTATTTGTTAGATATTGTTCGAAACCCTCCGTGCCTCCCTCTGTTACTGCGGACACCCCTATTTTTGAGAACGCAGAAGGCACTATACCAAGACTGTTCTTAACTCCTTGACCTATGGCAAGCTTACCTAATATAGCATCAGATATACCTCCAACAGATCCTGCTACTTTTGCGTACTGACCGCCTTTTTCTTTCAATGCGGCTACAGCTTTGTCTTCATCACCATCAAATTTCTTGACCAATGTGTTAAAAGCATCTGTTTTTGCTAACGTCCCGTCCTTATACGCTTTATCTATCTTTGCGTCTATCTCCTGTCCTGACTCCTCATACGCAGCGGCTCCGCTAGCTCCTAAAGCTGCTGCCCCTCCAAGCACAGGGTTTATCGCCACAAGAGCTATATCGGTTGCTATATCAGGTAGATCTTGCGCCCCTGTCATCATAGTTGCGACTATGTCCGTGCCGAAAGGTCTACCTGCGCGGTCTTTAGCCACTCCGTTAAATATATCTTCTAAAGTCGTACCTGGGGCAGGTAAAGCTAACTTTTGCCTATCTGCCATCTCTTTGGATATAAACGTCCCTGCTTTCTCAGACTCATCTAAGAGATACTCTTTGACAGGTTTAGCTAACTCAGAAAACTTTGTGATTTGTTTTTGTTTATCCCTATCAAAAGGATAGACATCAAGCCCTGTAAATGTTTCTACAAGATCAGCTCCTGCAAGAGCTATAGACAAACCACTTGACGGAGTTATACTAAAGTTTGAGTTTAAGAACTCTGCAAACTCATCTATACCCCTGCCCAATCCCCCTGCGGTTAAAGCAAATTCTTCTAAAGCCCCTTGTTTTAAGTTATACCCTAGATCTTTAGCCATCTGTATGTAGGGTGCGTAGTACGCTTTTTTCTCATCTTTTGAAAGGTTAGCAAGGGTTGCTTTATATTGACCCAATCTGTATTGATCCATGAGTTTGGCTATATCTGAAGACTTTCCTAACTGCACACCCGTGGTACTCAAAAACTTTTGCTTTTCCTCTTCTGAAATATTTGGTGCTTGTAAGTTTTGTGGTGAGTAAGGCAAGTCTTTCTCTGTAATACTTGTGTCTCTAAACTTATCTAATGTTTCTTTGCTAGGTAACACTGCTTCAGTTAAGAACTCTCCTGTATCCATAGGCAGTTCTTCTACAGGGTCTATAAAGTCTTTAACTTTTGTTTTTACAAGGTCTCGTAGGTCAGCTGTAGCTGTGTTGCCCAGCTCTTGATTTATGGCATCGTAGACGTTCTCGCCCTTTGCACCTGCAACTAACGCTGTAGAAACAAGTTTAGATACGTCGCCAAGAGCTTCAGGAGTTAATTCGTTCCCTCTCTCCAGTACAGGATTAATAATTGTATCTGATATTGCAGCTATAGATGCAGCTTTTACACCATCCTCACCCATAATTTCTGCTGATATGCCTGTTTTTAAAGACTTATCTAGTGTTTTACCTAGATCAGTAGAAGTGTCTATACCTAAAGAATCGACTATTGTATTCGTTGTATTAGAAACTATTTTAGAGCCTTTCAACCCTGCATCCAAAACAGCAGCTCCTATATCACCCCCGTTTGTTACTACATTTACACCTGTATCAGCTATAAAGTTAGCCACAGTAGACCCCACTTTGTCTGTTAAAGCTTCAGCAGCTACCTCTCCTACAGCGTCTGCTGCACCTGCGGCTACAGTAGATATAACAATAGTTTTTAATACGTCTTCAGGGTCAGCTCCCTCATCTATAGCGTCTGCACCGTTAATTATAGGCACAGCCCACGAGTTACCTGATACCACTGCTGCTACGTTTACAATAGTTTTTATCTCGTCACTTTCTAATATGGCTTCGCCCACAGGACGTAACACGTCAGCTGCAGCATCAGCAACTGGTCTCACAACATCTCCTACTGCATCCGCTACAGGTCTAACTACGTCTCCAATACCATCTGCTACTTCTTGTATAAAATTTACCATTACGCAGCCTTCATAAGAGGTTCTTTTCCAAATTTGATAAACATAGCATGCCCATCTCTATTTTCTAACTCTACAATTTCTAATTTTGTATCTTTTTCTTCTAGTTTTTTCTTTAACACACGTAATCCTGGTAGTAATTTTTCATTCCTTATTTGTGCGCTAGCGAAAGCAATTCCCTTTTTTTGCAAAAATGCTACATATTTATACATATTATCCAGAACATTGCGTCCCACGTCCATATTATACAGCCTAATATACATGTTGTTTTTTTCAGGAGTAAACACACCTACAAATATGCTATTGCCTATCTGCACAGTTTGCACATTTTTACCTTCTATCTCTTTAAGAATCGTAGCCACAGCTTGGCGCATGGTGATGTTTTCTGGTATTTGTCCTGAACTCTTAAGATTAACTATAGAACCAAACAATACTTGGTTATAACTTAATTTATCTTTTTTGCTATCTTTTAGCTCCACTACGTAATCTCCAGATAACTTGCTACCACGTGTAGTCTGTTTGCCGTTGCTGCTGTCACTTTTAATATCTCTGATGCTTGCACAACAAGAGGAGCTGTTAGGAGTTCTACTGTGCCATTTGCACCTACAGCTTTTACTTTATATATACTAAATACGTCTGACCCACTTGTTATGGTCAATGTTATTGTATCCCCACTGCCTGAGTCATCAGATACCAAGATAGATTTCATAATAGCTGTGGTGCTTGTAGGGCATGAATACAACGTAGTTATATTGGTGCTTGTGAGGTCTACTTTAGAGTTTTTATAGTTATTTGCCATTAGCTAATAAACCACGCCTGTGCATCTGATTGTTCTTTTAACGTATTCTTCCTAAACTGCTCGTCTATTTGGTTAAAATACAGGCGTAGCGCATCGTTTAGCTTCATAGCTTCTTCTCGACTGTACTCTGCCCTTGGTAGGGGTAACGCAGGAGCGCGAAAAAGCACTTCATAATCTGTTAAATCTATACTCATTATCGTCTCCCATCAGGTCGCATATCCAATCTAGGAGAGCCAAGCTGCCATTGCACCCCTACAGTATTAGATTGTATCTTTAAATTAAGTTGCCGTCCCCTAATACGCACATCAAGCTGGTCCGTAAATGTCTCTACAGGTGATGTGGCAAAACGTGTTACTGTGCCACTACTGTTTCCGCCTTCCGATGGGGTAGACTTAATACCTGACCCAGAGTTCGTTAAGGGGTCTAATGTCAGTGTTACAGAAGGACTAACCGCTGTAGAACCATCAAACGTTACATCAGGCATAATTCTATTTACTAAAAACAATCTGTGTCCATCATCAAGATCAAAATCTGCAGATGTTATAAATGCCGTTATAGCCGCAGGTGTGGTTGTTTCGTTATCATCTAATCCCTGCTCATGTTCCACTAATTTACCTGATGTAGTCGCTGCAAGTGGGTGATCTCTTGCTCCTGAATCCACCCATGCTGTGCGTGTTAAGTTTCCAAAATACCACACATCCTCAGAATAGTTATATATTACATACCTATTTGGCACATCTGATCCTGTTGCGCAATAGAACCACCATATTTCATTAAACGACTCGTTCGTACCTGCAAATACTTGTTCGTACTGGTCAGCGTTAAAATCATTAAACACATAACGACGTAGATCACATTTCAGTGTTTCTGTTCTACCATCATACTTATAGAACTTATCTGTACCCATCCAGTAAGCTATACCATTGGCATACGCCACAGCGTTTTTGGAAGCTATGGATATATTTTCACCAACTAAGTTAGCTCCCCACACTATAGGCGCACCAACATACTGCAAGCTGTATAATGCGGCATCTGTCCAAACTAACACCGCCTGACGTGAGTTTGCGCCTGTTACAATCTTTGAGCCTTGCGATAGACGTAAGCTACCTGCCTGATTAGTTGCTGAAGGCGTCCAATCTACCAAGCTTTCTTGGTCAGACCATCTAATCAGTAAAGGGTCTAAATCAGCCGCTCCAAAGGGGTTGGCTCCTAGACAAAAAACAAAACGACTTACATCAGACACCACTAAGTTGTTATGAGAAGTGGGAACTCCTGATGCACCTGCTAAACCAGACACAAGCACTCCTCTGGTGGACGTGCCATTTGTAGCGTCCCATGTGTATAACTTGCCTCCATCAAACCCTAATACTAAATCCTCGCCAAAATTCTGCTGATGCCACAAACGAATACCAAATGTGGTTGATCCACCGTTACCCCATGTTGTACCTGTTTCATTCCAAGCCCCTCCGCCCCAACCTGTTAGTGCGGCTTGTCCTTCTTTTCCTATATTTTCTTGGTACTCTGCTGTTTGACTTGAGCTAGTGTAATCAAGGTTAGCTGCGCCTGTAGAGGTAGCTGTAGCAGTAAACGTGTATACATTTGCTGACGTGACACCCGTTATTTCATGTTCCTTATTAAGTACGGCTGCTGTTATCCCACCTCCTAATGTAGTAAACCCAGCAAAGGTTACAAAATCTCCTATCTCTGCCCCATGTCCAGTATCGGTTACTGTTATGGTTGTTGACCCGTCAGTTCTGGCAAGATTAATTGTACTAACACTAGCTGTTGTGGTTTTACGCACGGGGGTGATGTCGTAGTATCTGCCTCCCTCTTCCACATAAAATTTCTTATGTGTGCCAATACCCACCAAAGGTATGTTACCAAGTGTTGTCCATGCACGTAAAGAACGAGCTTTTCCGTCAAACGTGTTATCAGATATACGTGTCCACCCACCTATTTTTTCAGGACTGCCCTGCCTAAATCGTATCTTGTCACAGTCAAACCACCCACCCTCGTTAGTGTATCTAGTACGTTCTCTATTGACTCCAGGTTTAAATGTTATCTTCTTTAGAGACATTAACTTAACTCAAAGTGTGGTCCATCTATAAATGGGCGACGACCTTGCGAACGACGTAAGTCTATGTAGGCGTTCATAGCTTCTTCAGCTGTACCTTCCCAGTCACGGAAGTCATCTATATGCCATGCCGCGCCCCACTTAATTTTAACACCTTCTCGTACAGCTGCTTCTTTCATTGCATCGGCTATGTCATCGTACAGGTTCAACTCCCAACTCGCCCGTCCAGAAACATAAGCCATTAAGTCGACAGCATCTCCTGTAAGGTGTTTAGACTTTATCGTCTGCGATGCCCCACGGGCTACGAGGTCAGCCTGTTCTGCCTCGGTACGGAGACCACAGATCACTCCGAAGTCGACGTTACACACTGTGATGGCATGCGTAACAACTGAGTGCATTTCTGCTTTTACTCCATCTAATCGTCCTAAACTTCTCTGTGATAATTTAAACGCCATCATTTTCTCCTTAATTTAGTAAATGATCGTAGTCCAAAGCTAGCAGCGATACTTGCATACATGCCATACGTTACCCACTCAGGACATTTTTCAAGGTTCTCAAAGCCTTTTGCCATATACTCTTGTATGCCCCACAAAGGTATAAAGTTGGCAATAAGTATGGCTACAAACACAACAGTCCACAGCTCGTCTTTCCACGAGTTTTTAGACGCATCCATTGCGATTGTTTCCCAGTTTGCCGTACCCTCTGCTATTTTCTGTTCTTTCATAGCTTTTGCCTTCTGAATCTCTGCTTTTGAGTCTAGAAAGCTAGTGCCTAACCCAACTATAGAACTAAGGATCTGACTTATCATTATCCCCTCCTTTTGATTCTTTGTTTATAAATACGGCAAA